GCTATCTCTGTATATTGTAGGCGCGCCAAATTGAATGTTTTCTTGTGCTGCTATTTTTTCGCAAGCATCGTGAGTGATTATCCACATTGAACGTGTACCTCTTTTTAATTCCCAAAAGTCATCTTTGGTTAAGTTATATTTTTCTGCGATTTCTTTAATTTTCATAATTTTTGATTTTTGTAAATATAGTTTTTAATTTATTTATTCTTTGTTCATTGTATTGCATAGCAACTGACTTCAATTGCTTTTGCAAGTTTGCTAATTGTTTAATATAACCTTCAAATCTATGTTGATGTATTTCTAAATCATTAGTTGTTAGTTTTATTTGACAAATAATCCTTTTATTCCAGTTTGCTCTTATTACTAAATTTCGCAATCTATCTTGTAAGTATCTGTTAGTTTCATACGCCCACCAATGGTTTATGTTATCGTTGTGGTGCTGTTCGTTATGTGGATGAGGATAATGTATCATTGCTCATTATATTTCTCCATTAAACTAAGTAATACTTCAGAATAAGATTTATGTCCATTTTCTTTGCATTTGCCTTGAAACTTTACCAAAGTGTCAATTTTTTCTGCTGGCACGTAAAAGGTTCTTGTTGTATATGATATTTCTCTACTCATAATTATTTGTTTTTATTTATTTCGTATTTATCGTGTGTATTATTATATTCTTTTATTACTTCTTGTAATTGTATTTGTTTATTATTCCATTTTGCATTTAATGTAGCTTCAGAAAATAATTTAATTCTATATAGTAACCTGTATTCATTAAGTGATATTTCTATTTTTTCCATTTCTTGTGTTGTCATAACTGTTTGTTTTAAATTATGATGTAAATATATATATAATTATAATATAAATTACAAAACACGCTAAAAACTTTATTAACAACTAAATGTTGATTCTAAAATAAATGTGTAATCCTTGCGACTTGCCCGTTCTCTTTACTAAAAACAAAGCCCTCAATCGCTTGATTGTTTGATGATGTATAACCCATTTTATGATGCCAACTATCTGCTGGTGATGGACTACGTAAACTTTCTAAACTACAGCCAATTAAATCCTTACTTACTTTGTGGTGAACGTGATGAGCAAACATATATCTGTATTTAGTTTCACTCCACTCTTTACACTCATCAGCCATTAATAAAGGTAGTAAATCCCACTTTGCACCATCTCCGTGAGTAGAACCTATTAAATTATTATAATAAGTATAATACTTTCTATGTTGTAAACTAATATCAAAAGTGATGTTCTTGCTATTTCTAAAATAAGTTGCTATTGTATCAGCCAAACAAAAGCCAGTTAAATAATCGTGGTTACTACTATTATAAACAACGTGCAAATCTGGATAAAAACTAACTAAAGTTTCTATTATATTAATATATAATCTTTTAGCAATATGAAAATGCTCAAAAAACATTCCATCAACATCCTGAACCGTTCCCCTTGTAGTCTTTCCGCCACTTGGCGTGTCAATATGCATAACATCATTACCAATTACAAGAACTAATTTATCTATATTAAAACCGTTGCTTTTTTGTAATATACCATCAACAGCTTCTAAAGTTCTTTGTACTGCAATCTGCTTGTTGTATTCTTCGCCGCTAACAAAAGATTTGCATAATTTACCAATATGTATATCTGCTGGAGATATTAAAAGGCAATGACCATCTTTTACTTTAGGTTTAACGACCTTTTGAAAGTTTGGGGCATATTCTTTAAGGTCTTTTAATAATTCTTCTTTAAAACCCTTTAAATCGTTTTTATTGAAATTAGGGTTCTTAAAATATAAACTGGCTTTTTTATTTTTAATCCACCCACTATGAATGTCGTTTGGATTTAAACCTTCTGCTTTTGCTTCTTGTTTTAATCTTCTATAATCATTTATAATTTGAGACTCTTCTGGATTTAACCTATATCGCGGGTTGCCTTTATCCTTCCACCTTTTATTGTGTGATTTCATTTACAAGTTTTTCAGTAAATATATGAAAAAAATATTATTTGCTTTTTTTGGCAATACTACCGAAGTAATACCCAACGATAGAAAGTACAATTCCCTCAACAATACCTGTAGTATGTATCATTAATTCTTTGTTATTTTCTGGAACTGTAATAAAAACTATTGCAAAAACTAAAAATGCAAAACTTCCCAAGCCAATAAACCCTGTTGCGTTCATCATCCAATCTTCACTTCCAGCTTTAACCATTTCAACCTCTCTTTGTCTTGCTGAGTTTCTGTCTTCTACTTCTAACTTGTAAAGCTCAACTAATTGTTGATGTAATTGCGCTTTTTCTTCAGGAGATAAATTAGGTTCATTGCTTACTAAGTTCTTAACCACCCCTAACAAACCAGCATCAGGTAATAAATCTCCAGCAATTTCTAAAATATGCGGAGCTTTTTCAGCAATTAATTTACCAATCTTAGTGTCTTTTAATTTTTTCATCCTGAACAGCTTTCGCAAGTGTCATCATCAATATTACAAGTTCTTTCTGGAACTGGTAAATTTTCCATTCTCTTAATTAAGTCTTCTAAGTTAGTCTGATTTTTTTCCATTTAATTTATCCTTTGCTTTTTTTGATTTTGGTTTGAATGATTTTGGTTGTAGCTCAAGGTATTCAACTTCTGCTGAAAAACAAGGGCATTGCTTCATAAATTCGTGTTCCTCTACTCCATCGCCATCTTTGTCAGGAGAATAATCTCTATGACCGTGAATACTTGCTTTTGGATAAATGTTTTTTAATGTCTTTAGTATTTTAATTAATGAGTTCTTTTGCGCCTCTGTTCTTGTGTCTTTTGCTTTTCCGTTAACATCCAAACCGCCTACATAAGAAATACCAATTGAATCGCTGTTACCGTTCTTAACGTGCGCTCCAGCTCTTGATACTGGCCTACCAGCATTAATTTTTCCCTCAATACCAATAATATAATGGTATCCAATATCTGAAAAACCACGATTTAAATGCCATCTTTTTATAGTGGCTGGACTTACATTTTGACCTTCTCTTGTAGCAGTACAATGAATAACTATTTTATTAACTTTCCTCATTTTTGTATCTTTTAGTTTGTGTTCGTTTTTTAGCATTATCTACTAATCTTGCCTCCATTTTAACGATTTTTACTTTCAAATGCAAATTTTCTTTAATTAATTCGTCAATTTTAACTTCTAACTGTTCAATTTTATTACTAAGAATCTCAACTTGTCTTGCGTATAAACTGTCTTCTCGCTCTTTTTTTCCAGCATTTATGTCAATCTTTTTTTTCCAAATGTTCCAAATCTCTTTAATACCTAAAGCAGATATTAATGCAATTAAAATTGAGTGGTCTTCCATCTTTATACTTTTTAAATTCATTCTGGTGTTATTCCTAACTCTGCTAATCTCACTAACCAATCTGCTTCATTGTCAAAATCTTCAAATATTGGTAAGCCACAACCAAGCATATGATTAGCCGCATTAAAAGCATAGTGTATTATACTATTATCTTCATTTCTTCCAATAAACCAAATATCTATATTAGGTGTTATTCTCATATCTTTAATTTATAGTCCAACTTAATGTTGTAGTTAAATAATCAAAAGCATCTTGGCTATTTGTCCAACCTGTTGCAGTCCAATCACTACCATATTTAACAGCATACGTTTGTCCAGCAGCATCATCGCTTGTTCTTGTTCCGTCAAAATTTGGAGTAGTTCCTGTCCAAGAAACACTTGAAGGTGTACCACCATTTTTATAAACAGTTACAGCCCAACCTACAACAGTATCTGTATAATTTTCTTGTGTTAAAATGTTATTACCCACAAAACTATTTTGGGCATTAGAAAGATTAATAATATTCCAAGAGCTTAGGTTTTGATTAAAAACACTACCATAAGAGAACATTTGACCAATATCACTTAAACCGCTAACATCCCAAGAGCTTAAATCTTGATTAAATGCTGAATTACCCCTGAACATTCTAAAAGTAGTACCAACTAAAGAAACGTTCCAAGCATTATAAGTTCTTTGATTACTTCCAGAGCCTACCGTAACTGATTGTGTAGTTATTGGCTGATTAAAAGAATTAGCTGAAAACATAGTATTCATATTAGTGGCAGAAGACGTGTCCCAATTACTTAAACTTTGATTAAAGCTAGAGCCATCAAACATTCTATAGAAATTATTCACTTTTTGAACATCCCAAGCTAGGTATGTTTGTTGATAACCTCCTTGACCAACAGTAACTTCACTAGTATTTAAATTTTGATTGTAATTAGTACCCTTTAACATATCTGACATAGAAAAATTACTACCTGTAGTTTTTATTTTCCACTTATCAATACTTGTACTGAAAATACTCGCGCCAGAAAACATACCAGAAAAATTACTACAAGAAGAAACATCCCAAGCTAGTCTATTTCCAGCTGGATAATCTTTAGTATTTACATCTTGATTAAAGCTAGAGCCGTTAAACATATTACTTACATTAGTAACACTTGATGTATCCCAGTTAGATATATTACCATTAAAAGATTGATTTAGGAACATACCAGACATATTAGTAACATTTGATGTATTCCAAGAATTTAAATCTCTATTAAAAACTCCCTTTGCAGCTCCACTACAACTAAAGAGATTTGCAGTACTTGCTAGGCCTGTAGTGTTCCAATTTGAAATATCTCCGTTAAATAAAGGGCATCTAAAAAACATACCTTGAAAACTAAAACTACCACTTTTAAAAGTCCATTGCATATTAACTCCAGATAGTGTGCCAGTCAGAGATGAGCAACCGAAAAAAGCACGATAAAAATCTGAAACATTACTTAAATCTGGAGCATCTGTTGCGTTTATATCTAAATTAGTACAAGCGTAAAACATTTGTGTAAATGTTGAAAACTGTATGTTTCCCCATTGTTGCACCTTTAATAAATCATTTCTACTTACGCCACCATTAAATTTTAAAGCTGTAAAAGCTCCAGAATCACCAGCAGCCCCTATTGAAACTGTTGGATTTGTTACATCTGTATTAGTTCCATCATTGTAAATATGTGATATATTTCCAGCGCTTTCTGTAGTTGTTGCACCATCTCCCCAATCTACAGTATAACTTGAACCTACTGTATTTGAAATTGTTATAGTTTTGCTTACTCCTGAAGTTACAGAAAATTGCATTTGGAAAGGTGAATAAGCAGCGGCTACAGTTAAAGAAAAAGTAGATGTATTTGGACAAACACTTGAATCACTTGAAGTAGTATCATAAGTAATTGTGTAACTTGCAGCAGTAGAAGCACTTAAATCTATCTCACCAGTAGAACTTCCTGTATTTGTTCCACTATCTACAAACACTAAACCACTACCAGCACTAAATGTACCGCCTGTTAATCCTGTTATAGTTGGTGTTGGGTCTGCATCTGTTGGCTCAAAGCTACTTGCAGAGTAACTAAATGCAGCATTGTCAGCAGCGTTTATAGTTAGGTTTACACTTTGATTAGCTGGGCAAACCCCAGTAGTTGTATAAGTAATTAAATAAGCTCCAACCGTAGAAGCATCTAAATCAATAGCACCTGTTCCACTATTTATAACTAATCCAGTAGTAGAAGTGAAAGCTCCGCCACTTGTACCAGTTATTGTTGGTGTTGGGTCTGTACCATTAGCACAATAAACACTTGCAGCATAACTAAAAGCAGCACTGTCTTGAGCATTAACAGTAATTGTAGTTGAACCAGCACTTGTGCAAAATCCATCGCTTCCTGTAGCAGTAAAAATAGTTGTTGCGCTTGGCGATACTGTTATTGCTGAGCCTGTATCTCCATTACTCCAAACGTATGTTGAAGCTCCTGTTGCTGTTAATGTTGTGCTTTCTCCATCGCAAATTGTACCAGCAGAAACGCTTACAATTATAGTTGGTAATGCTCTAAGAACTACATCATCTGTAGCGGTTGCTGCATCTGTGTCTGTATAAGTTACCGTATAAGTTCCAACAGTAGATGTATCTGTATTTATTATTCCTGTAACTCCATCAATTACCAAACCAGTAGTTGAGCTAAATGTTCCAGCTCCAGCATTATTAGAAACAGTTGGCTGCGGTGTGTTTCCACCATCTTCGCAATAATTATCAGCACTATAATTAATACTTAAAGTTGTAAGTCCTACAATATCAGTTTGGCCAGCATAACTATTTTTTTGAGATTTACCCCAATCATTAGTCGCGCTACCAGCTGCTTGCCCCCAGCCTATATTGTTATTTTCAGAACCCTTACCCCAGTCGCTCATAATTTTCTATTTTTAAAGTACCCAACCACCAAAATCTGCAACATCATCTGGATACATATCTTCTTGTGAATTACTATAATATTCTGGTATTAATCCAGCTGCGTTATTTTGCATCCAGTCAATAAATCTATTTGTGTAGAACTGCGCTGTTGTTCTACTTCTTTCAATTAAGCTGTCTACGTGCTCTTTGCTTAGTGCTGTGCTATTTTCTGGGTTTTTTGTATATATACCACCATTAGCAATATTAACACCAGCATAAGGTAAATATTCAACCATACTCCAATGTAAAAGCATATCTTTAATATAATCATTTAACAAAGTCAAATAAGGGTCAGCTAATGTATTAGCAATTATTTCAGCTTTTATTTTATTATATAAATCAGTTCCAAGATAATTCTGTATATGTATATCCTGTGCTTGGTTTATAAATGGTAATAGCTTGTCATTGTCAATATTGCCATTAGCAGCAGTAAATACTGATATATCGTGTCTTGTTACAAATAATGCTTTACTCATTTCTTATAATTTGGGTGATGTCCATTATTTGGCATATTTACTGGAGCTTTAACAGCTTGTTTGCTTCCAGCTGGTTTTCTTACGTAACTTTTAGGAATAGATTTTGTTTTTTTATAATCATCTAAATCTTCACTCCCTTTATTATCTAAATTTTTAACCTTATACAAAATTTGCTGCCATTTATGTCTGCAATAAACGCCGCCTTTGAATTTAAACAAATCGTATTTTTGACCGTTATGCATTGGCAACTTAGCAGCTTTAAAATTCATATTTCTGCTTGCTTTGTCAATATCCTCAATCCTGTAAACAATTCCAGATTTTGTTCTGTTTATCATTTGCTCGCAAAATTCTCTGGATTTATTTTTTTGACTTCTTTGGCTACCTTTTACGTATTTGTATCTAATCTTATAAAATGATTTATCTAATACTGAAAAGCCATCTTCTTTGCTATCAATACTTAATTTTATCATATCGCTTGCCCAATCCTCAACACTTTCGTTTTCATCGTCAACGTCTCTAATATCAACTATTTCAAACTCCTCAGAATCCATTTTAACGCCCTCTAAGCTGTCTAATGCTTCTTTTAACACTTCATCACTGTCTTTTTCAGAAAAGCTCTTAAAAGCCATCATTTCAATCTCTGTTTCCTCATCTTGTTTTATACCAGTTTCTTCCTCTCTTTGTTCTTTGCTAATAACATCCTCTAAGTCCATAAATTCAAGAGGTTCGAGAGTCTTAAAATAAAGGTTTAAACTAATATCATTATAAGCCAAGATTTCATCTAAAGAATCAATTAAAAGATTTTGGTAAGGTTTTATAACTACGTTATCAAATAATAAAGTAGCGTTTTTAATCTCGTCAGCATTAGATGCAAACCCATTTGCAGAACTTAAGCCAAGTAATAGCGGAGATGTTACTCTGTGCGTTACCATTATTTTTTTAGAACATTCCTCACTTAAATATTGGTAGTGTGCTGGTGCATCATTTAAAGGTATATCCTCAACTGTCGTTTTACTTTCCGCATTGTTGTTAAAGGCGATTATCACTTTTTCTCCGTAACTTCCAGTTAGTTTAGACATTACGTCATTCTTAATAGCAACTTGCTTTTCTCTATCAGGTACGCCATTGTTA